TTTCGAGAATATTTCCCCTAATTCCCGTGATGGTTCCAATATCATCCACCACAACGATATGTAAAGCATCATTATAACCCTGAGCATCTAAAGAAAACTTATTTGTGCTTGGTTTGGGTGCAAGTTCCTTCCAGAAAACAGTTGAGTTGGTAAGACCTAGCGTTTGCTGATCATACCAGTCTACGACTGTTGCAGGCGTAAAGGGAGTTGTTGCTGATAATCCAGTATTGACCCCAACACTATTCACGAAGAACAAACTCGATGAAGTGGTATACGAGAATAAAGCGGATCCCTCAGCATAATCAATTTTAGTTTCAGTGCCCGCAGAGGATACTCTGGAAACAATTTTTACATCGATGGTACTTGCTGAATTGGTTGCATCGGTGGTGACACCAGTAATGATACCCTTTAGATATCCACTGAATAATGATGTTGTTCCTGCACCCGCGCTTGGCAGTACAACATTAGAAAGCGATGCTGTGACGCCAGCACCAATTGTTGCGCCAGCGGTTGTTAAACTTGTAGTTGTGATTCCAATTCTTTGATCTGCTTGATCATCAATAAAACAAACTTTTAAACTATTTGCCCAAGAACCTGGAGTTTTTGCGGCATATGTAAAATCTGTTGCCTCTGTGTGATTATTATTATAATCGTCATAGTTATCAATATCAAGGGCAGTCGTGAATGCAATTCCTACACCAGCATTTGCGTTATTAAGGTTCGAACCACCAGTTCTAACTACTTTAAGAACACCGCCGTATGAAAGGAAAGATGCCGCACTCATCCAATACTCGTATTGAGCATCAGTTGAAAGAGGTTTGCCAAATACATTAATGAGATCTGTCTCATTAGTGATGTTGACACAGTAATCAACGGGTCCAATTGGAAAAGGTCCTGCAATCGCTCCAATATTATCTAAAACATTATCAGCTCTTCCTACTGTTAAGTCAACCTCTCTGACTAGTACGCCTGGAGATAATTGAGGAGTAGCCATGTTTTTCTCCGTAAAATTCTCAGTTTATCTGAAAATATTTATTATTTACAACTATTTCGCGGGGGAAATGTGACGCGAACTACCAGTCAGGATATTCCCATTTATAAGAGAGGGATTTTAACTTTCTTTGATTCAGTATTCTCTTAACCGTGCATTCTTTACATTCATAAGAGTAAGAGGACGCTACTGCTCCCCTATTTTTTCTAGTTCTATAAAAACTATCAACAAGATTTTTAATCTCTCCGCATACTCTACATTTTCTATCAACAAGTAGTAAATGTCCTAGATTAATCTGACTATCTAACTCCATCATTTATACTCCCACATATAAGACATATCTCCATACTCGTCAGTAAACCAACGATCACCTGCCGAATCAACAAAACTTGCATTTCCTAATCCATCCTCAATAAATCCGAATGGTGCCATATCTTGTTCTATTTGATTCCTCTGTTCTTCATATAATCTTTTGCGGATATCTTGATCGGTAAGTTCCTTAAAATAATCTTGAGCAACTAACCAAGCATATATGACAAGGCACATTGCTAAGTCATCATTACATCCTTCCTCTGCTTCAAAAGAGTTATGTTTAGAAATAAATGTTGTTAACTCAGAAATGATTTCATAATCTTTAAATAAAAGTTTATCACTTTCAATCAATGTTTTAAGATTGAGTGATCCAACTTTTTTAACCGTCTTGGACATTTTAACGCCAAGTTGAGTTTTCTTTCCACTAAATCCTTGCCCAACAATTTGACCTGCTCTACCTCTCATGGAGCACATCAAAACGTTTTGATACTCTAAGTCATAATGTAACAATGATGCTACCTGATCTCCAATATCATTTACTTCACAGAGAATGTATGCGCCATTATAATTCTTCGCTACTTCATAAATGATATTTGGAAACAACATTGGTTTGATCTCATTATTTCTATACTTTGCCACAACTTTGTGTGGAAAAGATGTGATGTCAACAACAATGAATGCTGAATAATCTTCACCAACTCCTCTGGCAACGTCAACTGTGATTACATAATCATGATTTTCTTCAACTTTATCATAAACATCTAGTCCAGCACTTCTTTTTAGTGGATGCTCATAAACAAAATTTTTAAGTTTACTTGGAGTGATAAGCGTGTCTACTGATCCTAAAAATTCACATTCGAATTCGATTTTAAATTGCTGCTCAGATGTATTAGCAATCGTTTGTAATCTCCACCTGTCATCTCTACCAGGAACCTCAGACCAGTGAACATCTGTGGGCACATATTCATTTTTACCCCTCTCTGCATCATGCCACATACGGTAGAAATGATTCATACCGTGTGGAGTAGAAACTATGATGACTTTCGTGCTTTTGCCAGAAGTAATAGTAGGATAAACAGATGCAAAGAACGAGTCTGCAATATGGTTTGGAACGAAAGCGAATTCGTCGAGGAAGAGGATATTAAACGACATGCCTCGGACAGCACTCGCAGATGTAGAAGCTGCCAATATCTTACTGCCATTTTCTAACTCGATATTTCCTTTGTTCCATGCTATGATACCTTGTTGCATCCATTTTGGTAAGTTTTCGTATGCGGTTGCTAACCTTCCAAGCAATTCTCTAGCGGTTGCTGCTTTGTTTGCTAGGATGCCAATATTGACGCTATCATTAAAGATAAGGTAGTGTAGTAGATATGCCACGACAGTTGTGGATTTACCAGTCTGCCTTGGCATCTTGCAAATATTAAATCTGTTTTTATGAAAGTTATTAATTAATTTTTCTTGGAAATGATAAGGTTCAAATTGAGTTAATCCAGAATCAAGATTAATAATCTTTACATAGTTCTTTGCAAAATAAACAGGATCCTCCTGACATTTTACAAACTCAAGAACTTGTTCTTGAGTAAATTCAATCTGTGTATTTGCTTTTTTTAAATTTGGATTACCAAGATAAACTTCACTCATAACAAAGTATTTAAATCAACAGTTCCAAGCTCTAAGTGATTTATTGATTCTGGAATCAGGATCATTTGCAGTTTTTGCAGAGGTTAGTTTTTTCTTCATACCTCTCATTCTGGCACAAAAACTCTTCCTGCGAGGATTTCCAACCTTCTTTGAAGGTGCCTTAAGGTCGCTTCCAGGATTTTCTCTTTCATAAGACTTACGCCCTTTTTCGTTGAGACCACCTGACTTATTTTTACCTTCACTACGCTGCCATGCTGCAACTTCATCAAGTTTTTCCTCAGTGACTTGAATCAGAGGTTCTCCTGGTTTGATATCAGAAACTTGATATGATAAAACTTTTGCTCCAGGATAGACTTTTTCAATTTGATCTTGAACCTCACGTCTATTTGGTTTTGTAGTATGAGGGAAGAACATTCTTAACATATAATATTTACCTCTCCAATTTAAATTAATAAGAATAATATTACCAGTCTGCGCTGGAATACGAACTGCTTCATCCATTACAGCAGGACATTCTTTTTTGCCATGAATAGGACACTCTTCACCTTTATGGGTATGATTGCACTTATCTTTTTCTTCTTTTTTTACACAACGATTATATTTTTTACCAAATAAAGTTTGTGTTCCTTTTTTTTCGTAACCAGGCCAACACTTCTTACCTGCCTCGTCAAGAATTTTACCCACGATACCTTTTGTTGATTTTAGTGGATCCGCTTGAATAAGATCAGTAACCTCAAACGAGGGTTTACCATTAATGTCATCAATAGTTATGGACTCTGATTTATTACCCCAATTAGCAGCACCTACCTTACGGCATTTCACAAGTGCTCCAGAGGCATATGCAGAGGGCCAGACACTATATCTTGACTTAACCTTATGGTAGCAAGCATCTTTTGTGCCACTACCTTTACCCTTTTTATCGGACTCTTCAGACATCTCATTACTGTCCATATAGTCTGCTGCAGTATCAATGTAATCTGCTGCTTTGGTGATTTTAGATTGAACCCATGCAGGCAATTGTGCATCACCTTTTTTAATATTTTTTCTTAATTTTTTAACAGCACTATTAATCGTATCCATTTCTGTGCTTGCCATATATCCCTCTTCATCTCTCTCTTTTCCATCAGCAATTGCTTTGTAATTTTCGTTCATTTTCTTTTTGGGGGAATCTGTGGA